GCACTTACTAGGATCAAAGGCGAGATAACATTAGACTTACCATTACTATCAGATTTTGAGTGTCCAGTATATGTCTATCAAAAAGACACTAATGAATTAATAAAAGATAGTATATTGCCTGAGTTTGATTTAGTTTATTACGATCCACCTTACAATCAACATCCTTATGGTTCTAATTACTTCATGCTTAATATTATCAATGGAGGAAAACCAGTTAATATTCAAGAAGGTGTAAGTGGAATTGCTAAAGATTGGAATAAATCTAATTACAATAAGGCACGAGAAGCTGAACAAAGTATGGATGAATTAATTAAGAATACAAATGCCAAGTATATTTTAATTTCATACAATAACGAAGGCATTATTGGGTTGGATAATTTTAAGACAATTCTTTCTAAATATGGTAAAGTATGCTTACACGAACAAGAATACAATGCTTTTCGAGGCAGCAGAAACCTTAATCAAAGAGATGTTAAAGTGACTGAATTGCTTTGGATGTTAGAGAAAAATTAATTGGGAGAGAATAATGGATAAAGAACGTTTAGATGCAGTTGTAAAGCAATGGTTTATAAGTGGAAAACCTAATCAAAGCATCAAATTAGACAGTGGTTTTTTGATTAATATTAGTTGTATTAGAATTAAACACGACAATGTATCTGATTATAGGTTCACATTATTTTCACCTAACCATCAAAACACTAAATGGATTGATGGAGAAACAATTGATTCTTATTTTGATCCAGTTAATGTCATCTCTGAAGTATTATGGGATGGATTTAAAACACTATATAAGCAAGAAGATAAGTATATAATGACCTTAGAACAATTAAAAATCAAAGAAGGAAATATTATGCAAACCTACGATAAATACACTTTGCCACCTTCTATTGATAAGAGTGAGTTTTAATTGGATATTTTTGATAGGTTGCTCTTGTTCACCTTTGCCATATTTAATTTATATATGCTTTGGCGAGTAAACAGGATAGAACAAGAACGACCAAGTTATGAAGATATTAAAAACATCTTCCAAATTATGATTGATGAAATAGAAAGTAAAGAAAATTATGAATAGTGTTTACAGGTTTATTGCTAAGAGTATTAACAAGTTAGATGAAAGAGTTGAAGAGTTTAAGATAGAGCATAAGATAAAATAAACCTTTATAAGATAATTGTTTACTTTTCTCAAATAGAACCTGGGAAGGGAAGAAGGATAGGCCTAAAAACCTATCCTTTTTTGTGTTTCTATTTATATAACTGTAAACGTGTAATACTTTAAAAGATCTAGAATATCGTAAAATATAATAAGACAACGCTTCTAGAGGATTAATTGTATGTTTAAAGCAAAACCTGAAGATTTAAAAATGGATGACTATGTATCTTGGGGTACTTCTGCGTCTGATGCAAGAGGTAAGATTGTAGATATTCGTACAGATGGCGAAGTACAGTCATCAATCTCAGACTATACTTTGACTGGTACACCTGAAGACCCTGTATATCTTATTAAATTAGTGCAAAAAGATCAAGATGGTAAAGATGTTTTGACAGAACAAACAGTAGTCCATAGAGCCGATGCATTAAGAGTAATTCCTGATCCTATTAAGTCGATGAAGACTTTTTACTCATCACAAATTAAAGCTAAAGAAAATGGTGTTGTTGAGGGTTATTTAGTTCGTTTTGGTAATCCTAATGACACTGATTTAGAAAAAGACTATTTTACCAAGAACACAGACTTTGGATTTGAATTTGATAATGGTGAAAGTCATAAGCTTGGTCTTTATTATAATCACGGCATGGATAAAACGCTTGGTACTAAAAAGATTGGCTATGGCGAAGTGATGATGGATGATAAAGGTCTTTGGTATTCTGCTCAATTAAACATGGCTGATGAATATGCAAAGATGATTTATGACATGGCAAAACAAGGAAAGATTGGTTTCTCTTCTGGTTCTGCCTCACATATGGTTGAAAGAGAAATGATGGGTAAGGCTTTTGAAATTAAGAGATGGGCATTAGCTGAAGCATCATTAACACCTACCCCTGCTGAATCAAGAAATATGGTAGAAGCAAAGAGATATTTTGATGAAGAAGGCAGATTTGTTGACTATACCGATAAGGAAAAAAGAGAAATGTCAAAGAAATCTGAAGACGAATACGAAATGGATAGTCATGAAGTAGACAATATGGTGGAAGGATTAATGATGATTAATGCCTCACCAGAAGAAATTGCCTCTACTATTTATGATGGTGTTGAAGAAGACCTAGTAGCTGATTCAATTCACTGCCTCTATAAGCGCATGATAGAGGGTGTTTTAGGCGTTATTGAATCTAATGGTGATCTTGCTACTATTAATGCAGTAGTTCAAGGTTTCCACGACAGAGTAATGATGGTTGCAGATAAGTATGTTGCAATGCCAGAAGCTCAAATGTCAATGGAAATGGAAGCAATGAAAAGTATTGTTGCTAAATCACCTGAAAATATAAAACAATGTGAAAGAGCCTTGCGTGATGCTATGGACCTTTCTCGCAGCCAAGCTAAAGGTTTGGCAAAATTGGTTTGGTCTCATTTGCGTGATGTAGATGATATTCAAGAACCAGAAATTAAAAAAACAATTGATATTGATAAAGAAGCTGAAAGAAATGCATTACTAACAGCAGCTTTGAAATATTTAGTTTAAGTCGAAGTACAAGACTAAGGTAAAAAAAAATGACACTTGAAGAAATCCAAGCCAAAATCAAAGACAATGCGATTAAGGCTACCGAAATCCTTGAGCTTGAGAATGCAGACACAAATGCAGCTAAAGCTCTTATCAATGAAAATAAGCAATTGGAAGAAAAAGCAGAGATGATTAAAGCTCTTGCTGAAGTTCCTGTTGCATCTGAAAACGTAGAGGTAAAGAAAATGTCCGATATTATTATTCCTAGCTCTTCATCTTTTAAAAATGTGAAGAGTTTTTCACCAGATTCCCGTGCAGAAAAAGAAAAGATGGGTTATGCTTTTGGTCAGTTGGCTAAAATGGTTGGCCGTAATGACAAAAAGGCTCATCAATGGTTAGTCGAAAATGGCTACTACACAAAGGGTCAAAACGAAACAACCGATGCAGACGGTGGCTATTTAGTTCCACAGATTCTTGCTCGTGAAGTAATTTTCCTTCGTGACTCTTATGGTGTTATGAGACAAAATGCTCGTGTCATGGGTATGTCAAGCGATAACTTGAACGTTCCTAAAAACACTGCATCTACAACTGCATATTGGCCAGCTGAAAACACCAACATTACTGCATCACAAGTTACTTTTGCAAACGTTCAAATCCTTGCAAAGAAACTTGCTATTCTTACACAGGTTTCTTCAGAATTGCAAGAAGACTCCATTGTTGATGTCGGTGCTACATTGGCTCAAGATATGGCTTATGTAATGGCATATAATGAAGACCTTGCAACCTTCTTAGGTGATGGTACTTCCACTTATGGTGGTATTACTGGTGTAGTTCCACAGATTGCTGGTGTTAACGGTGGTTCTAACGCAGGTTGGATTTACACTGGTGCTGATGTAACTGGCGACTGGAATGCAACTACTCTTGCTGACCTTCGTAAACTTACTGCTGCTATTCCTCAATATGCAGATCGTCCAGGTGAGTGTGCATTCTATATGAACCGTGCATTCTTTCAGCAAGTCGTATGCAACGATCTTGACGCACTTTCTGGAAACGGCTTCTTTGACCTTACTGCAGCTCCAGGACCTAACCCAACATTGTTTGGTTATCCTGTCATCTACACTCAAGTATTAAGCCAAGACCCAACACCTGCAGCTGACACTGCTCTTGCACTCTTTGGTAATATGTCCACTGGTGCAATCATGGGTTCCAGACGTGACCTTCGTATCCAAGTTTCTGATCAAGCTGGTTTCATTAGTGATTCCTTATTCTTCAGAGCTACAGAAAGATTTGGATTTAAATATCACGATCTTCCAACAGCATCCGTTTGTGGATCTATTGCAGTCCTCGTCGCTAACAACTAATAGTATCATTAAGATAAGAGAAAGGCCAGAGAAATCTGGTCTTTTTTTTTCTTTATTACTAATATCGTAAAATATAATAGGAAAACAATTGAGGATTTAAAACTATGCCATTAAGTCGTTTACAAGCTATTAAAAAACTAAGTTGGATGACACAAGCTGATGCATTTCCTGAGCTTGATTCTAATGCACTTGGAGAATTAATTGATGAGCATAAAAGATTCTCAACTTGGACTGCCTCTACTCAATATTATGTGGGAGACCAAATTGTTGCAACGACGCCTAATGGACGTGTATATCAATGCACAATTGCTGGTACTAGTGGCACTGTGGAGCCTAATTTTCCTCAAATTATGTATGCTGTTGGTCAAAACTTTAATGATGGCGTAGTTCCAGCAGATGAGTTTCCTTTAACTTGGCGTGATACTGGTTTCGTCCAACAAGAAATATACGATGTAAGAGCATCCGCAAGAGAAGGATGGATGAGAAAAGCTAGTATTGCAGCTAATTTACTCAATACAGATGATGGTGCAACAAAGGTAGACTTGAATAAATTGATTGAAAATTGCCATGCTCAAGCTGCTAAATTTAGATCATTTGGAATACTCTAATGCCTACTCCAACCACCCTTTTAAATACACTAAGAGCTGCATCTGCTTATTATATGATGTCTGATAATGTTCGTATTTTAAGATCAGAATCATGGTCAGATGAGTATGGTGGTGTTTACACAGACTATACTGTTGTTTCCACTCAAAAAGCTAGATTAACACATAGACAATATCAGGAAGAGCCTATTGGTGGTGGAATTACTAACAAAGATGAGTATTACTTTATATTTGAAGATGCAACAGATATAAGGTTTGAAGATAGAGTTGAAATTGTAAACGACCCTAATAGTACTAGATATTTCCTTGTTGTTGGAGTTGATGATGTTGTTACACAAGGAATTTTCAAGACTGCCAAAGTAGAGGTTAATTACAACTAATGGAAAACATCAACTGGGCAGAACTAATTGTATTTTTCTTAAGTAATGCAGTTTTACTCGTTACTGGATACGTTAATATGCAAATTAAGATTAGTAATTTGGATATTAAACTTTTAAACTTTGATAAATCTATGGAAAAATTAGTTAACAAAGTTGATACATTAGACAAGCACCAGTTAGAGCTTCACACTAATTTAACAAGATTAGAAACACGATTTGAAATGATTGAGAGAGAGAGATAATAAAATGGCAATACCACCAGGAAGTTTACAATTAGAATTAGATGCTGGAAATGTAAGTTCTTATTCAGGTTCAGGAACAGCATGGAATGACCTTACATTTAACAATTTTGACTATACCATGGTCAATCCTATCTGGTCAGCATCAGAAGGTGGATATTTTACATTTGTTAGCCCAGGTGA